AGTTAATTCTAAAGAAATAGAATTACTTAAAGTTCAAATAGACGAAATCAAAGTTAAGACTAGCAATCCTCTACAGTAGTTATGAAAGTAAGCGAAAACACTTCTGTTGCTATGCCAATTAAAAATATGATTGGTATTGTTATTGCAGTTAGTATGGGTATCTTTGCTTACACAGAGATTACTGCCAGACTTACATCACTTGAAACAAGTAGAGAGTTGATGAACGCAGACCTTTTAAAAGCTAGTGAACAGACGACTGTGGACAAAGAGCAGTACATCCTTCTGGAAGAACTTTATAAAACCACCGATAATCATACAGAATTATTAAATAAAAATATCCACAATCAGGTAATGCTACAACATTTAGAAAAGCAATTAGAAAAAGCTTTAACTGATATTGAAGAACTTAAAGATAAGGTAAGAGCAAATGGAAATAGTCATTAGTTTATTAATGTTTTTAGGAGAGCCATCTGTACTTAAAGAACATCTATACATACAGGATCAGAGGATGGCAACTTGCTTGAAAATGAAAAGGATTTCTGAGAGGTCAAGTAATGCAAAATTTCAATGTGCTAAAGTTAAAGCTACTATAATTGTAGATGAATATTCAGGTGATAAAAAAATAACAAGTATTTCAAGTTTAGATTAATGATTGATAGAATTTTATTAAAATTTTTTGGTTGGATAGACATTATGTCTGAGGGAATAGCAAATTTAGTTATTGCTAAGCCAAAAAGAAAAAAAAGAAAATGTAAAGATTGTAATTGTAAATGCCATTGTAAAGATGAATTGCATTTACACAATGATAATCAAGACTTATGCACTTGCGACAACTGTAAATGTGGAGGATAAATGAACGACATAAAACATAGAATAGAACATTTTTATTTAATGAATAGAGAATACATCTTAGGTGGTGTGATTGGTCTTATATTAGGAGCAATTATATTTTAATTTATGAGGTGTAACTATGTCATTACTGGGAAAGATTTTATATCTAATAGAAAAAATACTAAGAAAATTATACTCAAAGATTTGGTATTACAGAGTTGTACTTACAACAAACTTACAAAGGAGAACTAATGTACGAAGAATTAAAAGCAGAAGTAAAAGAATGTGAAGGTTATGTTAATAAAATTTATAAGTGTTCAGAGGGTTTTGACACTATATTTTATGGACATAAAGTAATACCTGGAGATAGCTATGAACATGGTGTTGAGTACCCAAAAGAAATGGGTGAAGAAGTTTTTGAAAAAGATTTTCAAAGAACTGTAGATGCTGCCGAAAGACTTATTGGTGATAGATCAATTAATAATACAGCTAAAGAAGTTGTAATTAATATGGTGTACCAAATAGGTGAAGGTGGTGTTTCTAAGTTTAAGAATATGTGGAAAGCTCTTGATAGCGAAGATTATGGAGAGGCTAGTTTTCAAATGTTAGATTCTAAATGGGCAAAACAAACTCCAACTAGAGCAGGTAAGTTAGCTGGTAAAATGAGATCAGCAAAATTATAGGAGAATATTATGTGGTTAAGTGCAGTCAAACTAGCTTTAAATGCTGGTACTCATATTTATAAAAAGAAACAAGAAACAAAAATGGCTATGGCAGATGCTCAACACATGGCAGCTACCAAAATGGCCAGAGGTGAAACTGAATATCAAGGCAAACTTTTAGAAGCTAGGCAAAACGACTACAAAGACGAAGTTGTACTTTGTATTCTCACTTTGCCAATCATTGTTTTGGCTTGGGGTGTTTGGTCAGATGATCCTGCTGCTATGGAAAAGATAAATACTTTCTTTGAACATTTTGCAGCACTTCCGACATGGTTCACTAATTTGTGGATTTTAGTCTGTGCATCAATTTTTGGAATTAAGGGAACACAGATTTTTCGTAATAATAAAAAATAGATGTCAGAAAACCTAGACCTGATTAACGAATATAAAGATCAAGTTCGTATCTTAAAGCAAGAAGTAGCTGAACTGCAAGACGCAGGTAAGTCTAAGGATTCTGCTAATAAAAGATGTTTGCAAAAGCTAGAGTATTCTCAAAAAGATTTAGATGCTGCTTTAGAAAAAATAAAAGAATTAGAGGAACAAATTAAAACAAAGGATAAAAAATGAAAATAGCTTTATTCTTGTTTATGTGTTCTTCGGTTGCTAATAATTGCTTACCACCACATCAAACATCAGAACTACATAATAGTTGGTATGATTGTATGCTTTCTGGTTATCAAGAATCTTTAGATAAAACAATAGAGATAGGTAAAGAAGATATTAATGAACATGAAATATTTATTAGGTTTGCTTGTATTGAAGAAAAAGTAATTGCACCAAAAGCTAAACCTAAAGTAGAAACTTAATGACAAAAAAAACTTGGAAAAAACCTACAACTATTATGGTTGTTGGTGATGGTTGTAGAGTTTGTGGAAAAGAAATTACAAACGATATGAGCTTCTTAGCTTTTGCTGATAAAACTCATGCACACTTTGATTGCGATAGGAAACAATATTATAAAAACCTTATGAAGAAAGATAAGGATAACCGAACAGGTTTGGTCTAACTTTTGGATGACCAAAGTTCTAGCTTTAAGCTAGTGGGTAAGGGTGGGAAAAAAATAGCTGGTATGCTATGAACATTCTGTTATATTGTTATTGACAGATGTTACATACTTATTGCATACCAAATGTAAAAAAACATAGTAAAATATGTCCAGATGTTGTTGATTGTATGATTACAAATCAATATGTTGTAGGCATAAACATAATATATATAGGCTTTTATACTAGAAATAGTATGAGAGCCACTTTTTTTTGTGCCTAAATTATGGCTAAAACTCAACCATAAATTTTATCTACATACTTTTTACATACTTTTTATAGCATATCTTTTACATACAGGAGCATATTGATTATTGCAATAAATGGAAACTCTGTTATAACTCAATGAAACAAGGTTAATAGGAGAGAAAGATGATAATACACAATATGTACCCCATCACTAGGGGTAAGAAGAAAGTATTTAGATTTGATTATTATAGTGCTGACAATAAGAAGAAGTTCTTACAAGCACCATCAAAGAAAATACTACAAGAGAAAATAGATAAAAAGTTCAAAGATAAAGGTTTTGTTAAAACCAATTCAGAACAAGTAAAGGTTAGTGAAGCTCAATCAGAATTTATTGATATTAAACTAGCCAATAAAAGAGCTGCTGGAAAGACACAACAAAGCACCATAGATGATTATAATAGCTTTTTTTATAATCATATTTTTCCATATTTTAAAAACAAAGATATTAGAACTATTACAAAGTTTGATGTGGCTAAATTTGTTAATGAGTTACAAGAAAAAGTACATAAATACGATGACGATAGTGGTAAAATAATTGAAAAAAAAGATATTAGTAGCCAAACTTTAATTAAAATATTTAATCACTTTAAAAACATTATATCTTATCAGGTGGATCGTTTTAAAATTGAGAACAATGTTTGTAAAGAAATTAATTATTTAACTGATGTCCATATTCCAGAAAAGGAAAAGGAAATTATTGATTTAGATGTTTGGACTTTAGAGGTCATGCAAGAGGTTATCGGCAATATAGATAATCCCATGATTAAATTAATCTTTATGATTCTACTTGAAACTGCTGCTAGACCAAGTGAGATCAGGGCATTAGAAAGAGAAAATTTATTATTCCTTAAATCTAATAGTCTTAAAATTGATATAGTTAAAGCGGTTAAAAAGGGTAAGAAGCTTGGCAAAACTAAGACTAAAAAAGGTAAGAGAAAGGTAGATATATCGCCATCTTTAAAGGATCATATAGTAGATTATTTGAATACTTTACCTCCTTTGCAAGACAAGTTGTTTCTTAATACAGTTGGCAAATATATATGTATAGAAGCTCTTAACAAGGCTTTAATTAATGCTTTAAAGAAAATGCGACCAGAGTATCAAAAGCTTCCAATAGATAGAAAATCGTATGCTTTTAGACACTATAGAGCCACTTACTTTGCGGCTAAAGGTAGGTTTAAAAATGCTTTAGAGTTAGCACATTATATTGGCGATTTAGATATTAACTTTGTTAATAAAACTTATATAGCTCCTTTTGAACAGGAAGAAATCAAAGGCGAATTTAAAGAAAATATTATCTGGAAAAATTAAATGAGGGGATCAACGAAATCCCCTCACTTCATCAACTTACACACAACATAAGCGTTTTACAAAACTTATGTTTTTGTTAAACACTTCAATTTAACTCTGTAACATTAGAGGGAGCTAAAATTACATCTGAGTTATTACTTAGCGGTTCAACTTGGCTAGGTAATTCTGGTAACAAATCGGTATAAGGAACTTTTAAATGCTCAGACATTTGCATTAGTCTAATAGCACTTAAACCATTAGTTCCTTTTTCATATTTACCAATTTGTTGAAACGAAACATTTAATTTTATTGCCAACTTTGTCTGTGTTAGCTTTGCAATTTTTCTTGCAATCTTTATTTTTTCACCAACTAATTTATTTAGCTTATTTTCTTCATCAGTTTTTATATATGATCTGTATGGTCTTTTAGACATTTTCTTCCTTTCCTTTTTTAGAGCAGTCTATCCCTATTAAGTTTATTTCAACTTCTAGTATTCATGCGAAAAATCTAATTAAGAACTAATTCTAAATTCTCTTTTTGATTCTTCTTCAAAAATTTTAGAACTGATCTCAGCAATCTTATTCTTTTTTTTCTGAACCAAGTCTTTGAACTTATTCATCTTTCTTGATTCCTCCTCTTGCTGTAGCTTCAGCTCCTGAACCTTTTTGGGATCCATCTTGCTCCTTTAGTTTATGTTTAATCCTTGACATTTCTTTTTTTAAATCAAGGACTGTAACCCTAGCATTTTCGCTAGGCTTATTTGATTTTGCTGCTAATTCAGCATTGTCAAATTCTTCATCAATTCTTACACTTGCTTCATAAAAACTTTCTTTCATAACTTTATCCATGAGTTGAATATTCTCTGTTAATCTTTAAACTGCTTACTTGCTTTAATTGAGTAGGATTCATTCTAATTTTTCTATGCGATGAGCCACCTTTATTAATTAAACCCATCTTGTAGAGTTCAGAACAAATCTTACCAGCTCTGGCTCTTGAAAAATTAAAGTGATTACCAATCTCTAAAAATGTAGGAGAATAATCATGTTGCTCAATATACTTTCTAATAAAGTCTAAAACTTTATGCTTGACCTCAGAAAAATATATTGTGCCATTTCCATTTTTCATTTTTTTTCCTTAAATAGTTCGGCAACATTACTGGGAGTATCAATAAACGATTTATCTTTTTTAAGATCGTTTAAGTATTTGATTAACCTATTAATGTACCATTCAGCTTTACCTATATCCATCAAACAAGCATCTATTGTACCTCCATGCTTATCTCCCATACGCATTACATATTTTAAGATTTGCCAACGCAATCCTCCTATGTTTTCCATAGGAGATAATTGCGAAGTTATTGCATCTATTGTTTCAATATCTTTCTTGTAATGATCTGGATTTATTTGCTCTGCCATTATTTCTTTTCTAATTTATCTGATACTGAAAATGATATGTCTGGTTGCGTATCTTTTTCTTTATTAGTATTTACCCACATAGCCACATTCTTTACGACACCATTAGAATCGGTGAAGTTGCCTGTGTACTGTGGATATTTTTTACTTGGATCATCAGTTTCTCTTGATTGTCTTTTCCAAACTGAGCCTTTGTTATTATAGTCTGCCATTATTTTTTCCTATTGGTTATTGTTTTTTTTAGTGTGTTTTCTACCTCATCAATTTGTGCTTGTTGCACAACATCTGTTGAGATTAGTTGAAGTTCTTTTGCATAGTTCTCTCTAAGTGGTTGCATACCTTTTTCAAAAGCATTTTGAGAGATTGAATGTTGAGCTTGCATGGTCATTTTCTCAATCCATTCTTTTACAAATTCATCTGCGTTAAAATTTTGATCGTATGATTTTTCAGGTTTATTAGTAAAAATGTGTAATTTTGGTGTAGGCTTACTTGTTTCTACAACCAAAGTTTCAACATTGTTGTAACCATCTTCATCTTTAATTCCTGTTTTTAAATTAAGTGCCGCAAGAAAGGCATACTTTTGAGAATAAGTCATACCATTTCCTGTGCCATACTTATCTAATTTTCCATAACCTGAACTACCTTTTACTTCTATAAATTGATTTGGATTTTCAATATCATAAATAGTTAAGTTGCAGATAATCATTACAAAACCATCGTTAATATGTGTTTCATAATTACAAACTGGATATAGTTTGTTATTTAAAAAAGCTTTCATAGCAACTGCCTTAACATCATCAGCTAACAATGGGTTAAAGTGCATACCTCTTACTCTTTCTCCTTTCTTAACATTTCCAGCTTCTTCACAAGCTTTATGTAATTTACTCAATACTTCTTTCATAGTCCTACCTCTCTTATTTTATGTAATGGGTTATTTATTTGTTCTTGCAATTCTTCAATCTTTTTATTTTTTTCTTGTATTTCAACTCTTAACTGACCATTCTTTTTTTGATGAGCTTCATTAATTACCTCAAGATCCTTAATCCTTTGCCTTAAAGGTTTTATAATTCCCATATCAGACATAATATTTTAACAACCTATCTATTTGATCTTGTGCAACTCCTGTCCACCAAAACGATTTTTTTTTAATATCTGAAAAATCTGGACAGCATAACCAAGCCAAAGTATCTAAATCACCATCAGCTAATTCTAATTTTTTTTCCCAAGCAATCTCATAAATCATCAATTCTTTAAGAGCTTTATCTAAATTTTCTTGTTTTAAATCTTCACAATTTTCTTGTGTAAATAATTTTTTATCACAATTACTTGCATAGCTTAAAAATGGTTTTAAGCCTGTAGCTTTTTGATAAAGTGCAACTTGCTGAACATCAGAGTAAAAAGGTCTATCTGGACATTTAACATTTGTGTAAGTCCAACCTTTAGTTTTTGTTAATGTTGCATTACCAAATTTATTTTTAAGATCACCTAATAAATTTTCACTAACAAGATCAATATACATTAGCCAATATGTTTTAACAGGAGGTGTCCATAAAACTTGCTCTTGTTCATCTTGCCATTTTTGACCACCTAATTTTGCAATATTACTTAAATGATTTAATGCTGTTTTTTGAGCTTCCTTAACTATAAATTCAAATTTCTTTTTATCTTTTTCATCTAAAGGCTCATACTCATCTATTTTAGTTTGTATTAATTCTGACTTAATTACATCTGCAACTTTTAATCCTTTAGTTAAACTTTCTTGAACGATCATGTGAATTAAAGTTCCACCATAAAAACTTGCATTGGATATTTCTGAATTTTCTTTTGGAGTTAAAATATGTTTTTTGAAAAATCTTATTGTGTGAGGTAGGCAAGCAGTAGATTTGGAAGTATGTTTTAATCCAAACTTTTTATAACTTTCACCAATTATTTTTAATTGATTTGCCATTGAACAAATCAATAACAAGGTTGTTATCTATTGTCAACTGATTAATAATAGATGTTAATTAAGCTTTTACCCAATCTGCGTCTTTTGGAAGAATATTGGCTACTATTTTTGCAGAGCAAACTATGTCTAAATTTGTAACAATATCATTGACCTTTTTGCCAGAAACTAACGAAAAATCCTCAAAATTATACTTGCCATTTGATTGAGGTTTTAAATAACCATAATAAAGATTGTTGGTTTTCTTTTGCTTGGCTATTGCAAATGAATAATTTGCAGAAGAACTAATATTATTACATTGTTTATAAATTCTAACAGCACCATTTAATACACCATTCCTTATATAAATGGCCTTATGTCCTAACCATTTTGAATCTACTTTTAATTTACATTTTTCATTTTTATTCCATAGTCTTATTTGTCCATTATCTTGAAATTCGCCTATACACTCAATGGTAGAGATTTTTCCTAAAAAATATGTAGATGGTAAAGGTGGATCACCACTTTCTGTTGCCTTTATATTGAAATAATTTGCAAGAAATGTAGATAATTCTAAAAGACCAAAGTTTGTAGGATCAGATTCTTTCCTATTTACTGCTTTTGATATTTTAACTTTCCAATTTTTAAATTCTTTTTTAGGCTTTGTTTCATGGATTATTTGATCCATTGTAACACCATATTTAGCCTTTAATTCTTCCAGCTTATCTTTTTGAAATAAAGATGTCATACAACTATTAATATTAAACATCATATATCCTCCTTTTAACCTTGTCTATTATTATTATCAATCTGTTAATCATAGGTTATCTTTAACCTAATTAATATACTTGTCAATCAATTAATTATAGTTATAGACTAGGTTTCTATGGTCATTAATGATAAAAGAAATCAAATACAAAAATTACAAGGTTAAGGTTAAGAAAATGGGGTTAAAACAAGCACAATTAGAAAATGCTTATGGCTTATATCTGCCTCAAAAATCAACCATTTATATTCAACAAAATTTAAGTCCTACTAATTATCTATCGGTACTTTTGCATGAACTGGCACATTTTGTTTTAGATAAAACAGAAAAGAAACCAAACTCTGAGGAATCCTTTGCAGTTATGGTTGAAGAATTTGCAAAAATATTTTTACAGAATCCAAAATTAATAAACTTCATCAAACAATGCACTAAACAAAATGACACAAATTGAAAACTTTTTTTTTAGTATTGCTGATAGTTAAAAGCTCCACAGGTTATGAGTTTGTAAAGATACCAATTACAACTCCAATAACTTTTGAAGATTTTTATTGCGATCAAGCATTTGAAAAAACTGCGGTGTGGATTGAAAACCCAAACTATGAAAATGGATTAAATCAAGTTTGGGGATATTATGTTTATCAAGGTCAGGCAATAGGTGGACATTATTGCATAGATGAGCATGGAAATTATATTTTATGATAGATTCTAATAGAAAAAAAACTTTAACAGTAATTAGTTTAGGTGCTGGTGTTCAAAGTTCAACAATGGCATTAATGTCAGCTAAAGGAGTGTTGCCAAAAGTAGATTGTGCTGTATTTGCAGACACAATGTATGAAAATTCGTCATCCTACAAATACTTAAAATACCTTAAAGAACTTTTACCATTTCCTATTTACACAGTTTCTAAAGGTAACATTAAAGAAGATATGTTAGCTGCAAGAGGTACAACTGATTTTGTTGTAGCACCCTTTTATACGCAAGAAACCATAACAGGAAAAAAAGGTATGATTATGCGTCAATGCACAAATGATTATAAGATTCAACCAATTAAAAAAAAAATTAGAGAACTTTGTAATATTGGTTATAAAAAACATTTTCCTAAAGATAAGTATGTAGAACAATGGATTGGTATTTCAAAAGATGAAATAGGTAGAATGAAACCAGCAAGAGATCCTTACATATTAAATCGTCATCCATTAATTGAAGCAAATATGTCTAGGCAAGATTGTATTAATTGGATGGATAAAAATAATTTTATTATTCCAGAAAAATCTGCTTGTATCTGTTGTCCATTCCATGATGACAAATATTGGAAAAATTTAAAAATAAAATATCCAACAGAATTTGCTGATGCAGTAGCATTAGACAAAGAAATTAGAACTATAAGCAAAGATAAAAATATTAAAAATTACACACATAGATCCTGCAAACCTTTAGATGAAGTGGACTTTGATCCAGACAAAAATCAATTGGATATGTTTGAAAATGAATGTGAGGGAGTCTGTATGATATGAGTGGAATAGATTTAAATTTAAAACAATATTCTGAAATAAAAGAAAAAATAAAAGATTTAGAAGAAATTAATTTTACTTCCAAAGAGTATCACCAAATTTTTGAAATGGCAGGATTTGATTTGTTAAGCAACTCTGAAATGAGAAGTTTAATTTTAGCATTTTGTGAAAAATTAAATCCTGAATTGTCAGAAAGAGAGTACGAAAAAATTAAATCACATCATCCACATTTAGAGAAAATACCAGATTAATTATGAAAGAAGTTAAATTAGATTTATACGAATTACAATCTGCGGCTCATTTAGGAATTTTGCGTTGCCTTGAAACTTTAAAGCACAAAGAAAATTGGGGTTATGGTTACAAAAAAACTTT